ACCTACTAATCTTAGAGTAGGAAAAATAGTTCAATGGAAACATGATAAGGTCAAGGTCGATTTATACAATGAATGGACAGGTAAACATGAACAGATATGGTACTATAAAACAGCTATATTAATAGTTGTCAATCCATTCTATGATATCATGAATCGTCCTAATGCAGCTATCCAGCGATTAAAAGCAAAACTCAGTTTATCAGATATTATCGATAATAGATCTAAATCTAATAAGTTTGATCTTATTGTACAAATGCCTTATGGCATTAAAACTGAGGGTAAAAAGAAACTAGCTGAGGATAGAATTAAGAGACTTGAAAAGCAATTGGAAAAGTCTTCTTATGGAATCGGTTATATAGATGCTACTGAGAAAGTAACACAGCTTAACCGATCATTAGACAATAACATACAGGCAGCTATCGAGTATTACTATAACTTAGTATTATCTCAATATGGTCTTACTATAGAAATTCTTAATGGTACTGCAGATGAGAAAGTAATGAACAATTACTATACTCGTACTGTTGAGCCTATAGTTGTTTCTGTATGTGAAGAAATGAAAAGAAAGTTTATTTCAAAGACTGCTAGATCTCAGGGTCAATCTATAAAGTACTATAGAGATCCATTTGCATTAGTATCTCCTTCAGAGTTACCAGATACCGTAGATAAATTCACACGTAATGCTGTTGTAACTACAAATGAAATGAGACAGGCAATAGGTATGAGACCTAGTATGGATCCAGACGCTGATGTACTTAGAAATAAGAATATTTCAGAGGCGGCTGATCAGGTTCGTTATGACATCGATGGTAATCCTATCGATTCAAGCGCACAACAAGAAGAACCAATAGAATAATAAGGAGGAAAGATCAAAATGGCAGGTTACGATTTTAGAGGTTGGGCCACCAGGAATGATCGCCGTTGTTCTGATGGTAGAGTTATCAAGAAGAATGCATTCGCTGATTGTGATGGAAAGAAAGTACCATTAGTGTACAACCATAATCATGATGATGTAAATGCCGTTCTTGGTTATGGTATCCTTCACAACGCTTCTGGCGGTGTTATTGTTGATGGATACTTTAATGATACTCAGGAAGGACAGAATGCTAAGAAATTAATTAAGCATGGAGATATTGAGTCACTATCAATTCATGCAACAAATCTTAAGCAGAACGGCGCTGACGTGGTTCATGGTATTATCCGTGAAGTAAGCTTAGTCCTTGCAGGAGCTAATCCTGGTGCTCTTGTCATCGATCACAATGCTGATGCTGATGAGAATGGATATTACTCAGAAGAGAAAGCAGTCATTTATTCAGGTGAAATTCTTCATAGTGCTGATGATGCAGATTATGATGAAGAGCTTGATGAAGAGCTTGAAGACGAAGAAGATGATGAAGATGATGAAGATCTTGAAGACGATGAAGACTTCGAAGATGATGAAGATCTTGAAGATGACGAAGATGATGACTTCGAAGAAGATGACGAAGATGACGAGGAGGATGATGAGATGGAACATGGCTTTGATGAGCTGATCCATTCATATGATCAGAAAACTCAGGATGTACTCGCTACAATGAATGATACGCAGCTTAGTGTTGCATTTGGACTTGTAGCTTTAGCTGATGCTGATGCCAATGGCGAATTAAAGCATGCATTAAGTGAAGTTGAAGTAGATGACGAGGAAATCCAGAATGTTCTCGATTCTATGGATGATGAGCAGTTAGCAGTAACTTATGCTCTAGTCGGACAGGCTTCAGGTGATGAAGATGACGATGAAGATGAAGATTATGAAGATGAAGATTATGAGGAGGATGACGAAATGGAACACAATGTATTTGATCGTCAGGAAAGAAAAGACGAAGGTTTCGTGATTACTACAGAAGATCAGGCTGCAATCTTACAGCATGCTATGGATTCTAACTGTGGTTCATTTAAGAAGGCAATGCAGGAGTACTTCGATGAGAAGGCTGAGGAGATCGGTGAGAACGCTGATGAGCTTATGCACGGATTCTCAGATGATGATATGGAGTACTTATTCCCTGATTTCAAGGATCCAGCTGGAAATGGTGAGCCTTGGACTCTTACAAGAGACATGGGATGGGTTGATAAGGTTATTAACGGAACACATAAGACACCATTCTCAAGAATTAAGACACGTTACATTGATGCTACAGGTACAGGCATCCGTGCACGTGGATACAAGAAGGGCGATAAGAAGGAAGAGATCGCTGACGTAGAGGTACTCCACAGAGAGACAACACCTCAGACAATTTATGTAAAGGATAGCATCGACAGAGATGACCTTGTTGACTTTACAGAGTTCGGTATCGTTGCATACCAGAACAAGATTATGACAATGGCTCTTAAAGAAGAGGCAGCTATCGCTATCATGTTTGGTGATGGACGTGGAAAGAACGATCCTGATAAGATTAAGGAAGATCATATCAGACCAATCTGGACAGATGATGAAGTTTACACAATCCACCAGGATATCGACCTTGATGCTACAAGAACTGAACTTCAGGGTACAGAGACAGGTAAGCACTTTGGTCAGAACTACATCTGGGCTGAGTCATTTGTTAATGCTTCACTCTACTCTCGTGAGAAGTATAAGGGTTCAGGCAACCTTACATGCTACATGACACCACATACACGTAACGTAATGCTTCTTGCTCGCGATTACAATGGTAGACGTATTTACTCTACAGTATCTGAGCTTGCTGCAGCTCTTGATGTTAAGGAGATCGTTACAGTTGAACAGATGGAAGGTCTCGTAAGAGATGCTAAGGTAACTGTTGAAGGTGAGGAAGTAACAAAGAAGAAGAAGCCACTTGCTATCTTTGTTAACCTTGCAGACTACAATGTAGGTGCTACAAAGGGTGGCGAGATCACAAGCTTCGACCAGTTCGATATCGACTTCAACAAGGAGAAGTATCTTAAGGAAGCTCGTTTCTCAGGTGCTCTTACAAGAATTAAGTCAGCTATCGTTCTTGAAGAGGATGTAACTGACACAGTTGAGGGTTAATTAATCAAAATGGAAGTGTTTCGGGGGACTTGATGTCCCCTGGGACGTTTCTATATAGGAGGCATTCATGGGAAAACTAAAATGCAAAATAGGCTTTGGCATTAATCAAGAAGTTGACACTGATATTTATGACGATAAGATTGTTGAACGTCCGTATAGTGGAGATATTCTGAAAAATGCTAGACGATTCGAGCAGATGGACTCTCTTTCTGGTGGGGTTCAGATAAATAATCAACTCTCATTATTAGGAGATAGTTTTCTATTTGAACACCTCAGTGAAATAAGATACGTTACACACAAAAACCAAAAGTGGACAGTCGCTGTTGAAGAAAACTATCCGAGAATAACAGTAACATTAGGAGGGTTGTACAATGGACAAACGCCTGAAAATCAGTGAATTACTGCATAAGATAGAGGGTGTAAAATCTACAAACATTTATTTTGCACCAGAAACAAAAAACAACATGACTTATCCATGCATTAGGTATGATTTATCAGATAGAAATTCTGATTACGCAGACAACGATAAGTATATCAAACGAAGTGTGTATAATGTTATCTATATCACAAGAAAACCATCTGATGCAATAAAAGTCTGTGATCAAATAGAATCTATTAGAGGTTCTGAATTTGTAAGGACTTATGTAAATGATGGTCTATACCATTATGTTTATACTATAACAATTTAAGGAGGAAACAGATATGTCTAGATTAGTTTGGCATAAGACTGGCGAGAAGAAATTCCGTACAGGTGTAGAAAAGGTTACTTTCTATGGACAGACAGCAACAGGTTATGGTAATGGTGAAGCTTGGAATGGTGTAACAACTCTTAATGAGACACCAGAAGGTGGAGAACCTACGAAGATCTATGCTGATGACTCTCATTACCTTACAATGTACTCACTTGAGACTCTCAATGGTACAATTGAAGCTTATGATTATCCAGATGGATTCAAGGCTTGCAATGGTGAAGCTGAGATGGCAGCTGGTGTAACAGTTTCTCAGCAGACACGTAAGGGATTTGGTCTTTCATTCATTTCTCTTATCGGTAATGATACAGAGTCTATCGATTATGGTAAAGAGCTTCATATTCTCTATAACTGCAAGG